AAGTGGGTGTTATCACTGAGGCTGAATTAAAAACGGGCCTGAACATCAGTTCATTTGGCTCAACCCTGATAGACGATGCGAACGCAGCGGCTGCTATCGCCACGCTTGGGTTAGACGCCGATATCGCCACGCTGTCACTTCCTGCAAGCACGACGATAGCATCGGCGGCACAGACGTTTCTGGCGGCGACCACTGACACGGCGCAGTATGCGGCGCTAGCGGTAAACAAAAATTACCTGTCGGGCCAAGCGGCACTGTTAAACAGCAGCAAAATTGTGCTGGTGTATCTGGGCGCAAGCAATGCCACGGGACGGTTGGCAGAAGCAGCCTATTCCTACGACAGCCTGACATTTACGGCAAATTCCAAGATTAAGGTGTGGAATAATTCAGTCTCGGATACCTACCCAACGTCACCCACTACGCCCACGGGTTTCACTTGGCAGACGGCAGACCCTAATACAATCAGTTCGGCCTACAGCATTTCAGGCACGGCGGTTGCATGGTGCGGGATTGTGGGTAAATGCAGTGATGGACTGGCACACGCTAACACGGCGCTGGAGGCTGCTGATTTTATACAGAAAGCAACCGGCGCGGATATCTGGCTGTTCACCGTACACAAGCCAAGTTCCACGCTTGCCGATTTTGAAACCGGTGGCGAGCTACGCACTATCCTTGATAACCACATCACAACGGCTCTCGCTGCTGCTGGAGGCCCTGGCGCCAGCGCGTTTGCCAATATCGTTATGTGGGACTCTGGTGGTAATGATACCGGAACCAATTACGCATCGTATGGCGATAGCGCAGTAGCACTCAAGGAAGACTTTGAGGCTGACGGGTGGTGCAATAAAAATGAAAGCCAGTGGCTAGTGTTGCAGTACGCGCAGTACACCAACGCACTCAATAACTACTGGGCGGGTCAATCGGAATTTGCAGATCGACTTGGCGCAGCGGGGCTATTCATAAACTCCTCCGACTGGAACCGGATCAGCGCACACTTTTCGGCGATAGAGTTGAGGTGGCGAGGAATAAGGTCTGCAATGGGTGCGCTTTATGGTCCGCTACCCGGACAGCCAATCTCCCGTGAAATGCAGCGCATGACATGGCAGAATGGCGCAAAGTCAACTGTCGCATCATCCGGCTCTGCCGTTCTATTCCCGTTCAATTCGTCTGCCACAATGGCGTCTGGCGACAGGCTGTTCCAGTTCTCCGAGGCAGGTACAGCAAAGGCATGGCTGGATAGCGCAGACGGGCTATGGGTTCTCGGCGGTGTCGCATCGTCTGGAAGGTATTCGTCCTCTGTAACGAGTACAACGGGAAACCCTGCAATAGCCCATATTTTGGGTACGCCCAATGCCTACGATTCGCCAACGGTACAGTTCATAGCAGAGTTCGATAATAACGGTGTTGAAGTTGCGGCTATCAACTCCGAAGGTGCATTTTGCGGTGATGGTACAACGCTGAAATTGAAGCCCAATTATCTGGGCTCAGCAACGGCGCAACTCAACCTGTCCATCACCACTGGCGTTCTGGATTATGACTTCCTAGGAACGAAGGGCCAGAAGTTCACCCTGTCAAATCGTACCGGGACGACAGGTGCAGACGATTACTTCACGTTTGAAACCGCCGCTACGAATACCGCCGCAGCAACCAAACTGCTTAACCTCATTAACGGTGGTTCGGTATTCTCCGTTCAGACTGCGGGCGATATTCTTAACAACGGGGTACATACGTCCAATGTAGCCAGCGGCGGCGATGGGTTTAAGAGTAGTACTGTTAATACGTTTTCCTCGGGCAATGTCGCGTCCTGGTACAACAACACTACGCAAGTAGGGAGGCTAGACTATTCCGGCGTACTGACTATTTCGGGCGCATTTGTTAACACATACGGCTACTACACATCACAGCAGCCAGATACTAACAATATCGTTGCGTTCACGCACGAGGGGCCTTCTTTTACCGGTACCGGTCAATGGATGGTGCAGTGGCTATCCGGCACGACTGCCTTAATGGGCATTACGCAAGAAGGATATATTTGCAACCCAGCATTGTCGGGCGGGATTGGGTTTAAGTGTAATGCTCTTACTACACACCACATCGACCTGACAACAAACAGCGGTATCCATATTTTTACGCATTATCACGGCACAACTGCTGGCAATGGTGGGTGGAGGTTTACTAAATCGGGTACGGTTATTGGGTCAACAGGGAATCTTTTTACAGTTGATTTGCCCACGGCACCTACGGCGGCTACCACTCTGCTTTTCGCAGCGACTGTTGCAAGTACCAACAAGTTTGTAGTCAATGCCGTGGGCCTTCCAGGTTATTTTGGCGTGACGCCTCCTACAGCGCAAACCACATCAGGAACGAGAGTGGGCGTCATATCAGCAGGATCAACAGACGCGGTCTACCGCAATACTAAATTTGGCGAAAGCGGCACTGGCTATACGTGCGGTGACGTTGTCGCCTGTCTTAAAGCACATGGACTACTGGCGGCATAATGGAAAACGCACTGCAACAACTTATCGACTATCACGCCAACATGGTTGCGCTGGAAAAGCAGGGTGCGCCGCTCGACTGGCGCAAAGTGTCGGATAACATAGTTTCTGCCCTGTCTACCGAAAAGGCAAAACTGGAAGCGGCCAGCAACGCCGAGGTAAAAGAGTGACAGGCTCATTCGCCATTGCATCATTCGCTATTGCATCCGGCAGCACGGTATCGGTATCTGCCGCGCCTGCGGTGCCTGTACCTATCACGGTGGGGCTGTCCTCCTGTTTCGGGTACACCACAGCCGGTGATTTGATTCGTAGGGCATTACACCTGATTCTGGTAGAGGGCGCGGATTCCACGCTGGAGGCCGATGAATACGCTGATGGCATTGATGCCCTGAACGGGTATCTCGAAGGACTGGAAGCGGATGGCGTAAGGCTGGGATTCAATCGCGTCTGCAATATCTCAGACATTGTGAACGTCCCCAACGGTGCGCTGCGGGGCGTAGTGGCTAACCTTGCCATTGACCTGGCGCCGCAGTTCGGTGGGAGGATCAGCGCGGCACTCATCAAGCAGGCCAGTGATGGACTGAAAACCCTGTACAAGCTGGGCGTTCATGTGGGCGAGTCTGTGTATCCCTCTGGATTGCCTTCAGGCTCCAGTTATTTCACCCGTATGCCGCTGACACAGTCCCCTCATGCGGCGATGTCGATGGCGGGCAACCGCAGGGTAACGGATATTACAACAGTCTCAGAAGCCCTGAAGGTCAACGGGTTCTGGACGGTGCAGGCGTTCCACGGCTTAACCCCCGACATCTCTGGACGCATTACCAATCGGGACGGCGGGCGCACTGTCACGGTGTACGCTGAATTCAACCTGAAGGCGTCTGCATCGACTGCCGGGGGTGTTATCGCCATCACACGTAATAACGCGGTGGAGCTGTATGTGGAGGACATTGCGCTGTCCACGACTCCTGTCTCAGCATTGATTGAGGGGACGATAGCAATGGAGGCGGGTGACTTCCTCGACATCATGGTGGCCGATACTATTTCGACCCGGGACATCACGGTGATTGATTCTCTGGTGAGGCTCTCCTGATGCCGCGCACAATCCTACCAATTGCCAACGGCGCGTATATGTCGGAGTCTCTCCCGCTATCGGCGCAGGAGTGCGTGAACTGGTATCCCCACATTCCTGATGTGCCTGCACTCAATACGGACACGATGAGAGGAACGCCAGGGTTGTATCAAGTGGCGACCTCTGGTGCGTCTGTTACCGATGCGAGCAGGGGCGAGAAAACCTTCAAGAGTCAATTGTACGTTGTCAACGGCCCCACCCTTTACCGGGTGAACTCTGACAACACGATGGATAACCTGGGGCAGATCGAGTCCACTGGCAGGGTGTGCATGGTGAACAACGAGACTCAGTTATTGATCCTGGTCCCCGGCGGCAAGGGGTACATTTTTACCGATGACCCAGACACGCTGACCGAGATTACAGACGGTGACTTCAGGGCGAGCGGCAACCCGCAGTATGCGTGTTTTGTGGACGGGTACTTTGTGTTCACTACCGATGAGAAGAAATTTATCGTCAGTGCATTGAATGACGGACTCAACTACAACGCCCTCGACTTTGGTTCGGCAGAATCGAGTCCTGACGGGACAGTGGTTCCCTTTGTCCACAAGAACCAATTATTCATAGGCGGGGAATACACGCTGGAGGCGTTCAGCAATATCGGCGGGACAGACTTTCCTTTTCAGCGTACCGGATTGTTTCTCCCGCAAGGGGTGTTTGCGCCCTTCAGTCCTACCCGTACAAAAGACACCCTGCTGTTCGTCGGCGGCGGCGAGGATGAAAGCCCCGCAGTGTGGGCATTGGACGGGAATTCCACGCAGAAAGTCTCCACGCAAGCCATAGACGATATGCTGTTGCGCCTGACATCCGACGAAGTGGCTGACGTTTACGGGTGGTCTTACGGGCAGGCGGGCCATTACTTTGTCGGGTTCGCTTTGCCCGATACCACAATCGTGTTCGATACCACGACTAATAGATGGCATGAACGGAAGTCTCGCGTCACGCGCACGGGCGACCTGGTCGAAACGATTGGCTATCGAGTTCGGGGATTTGCCACGGCCTACGGTGAGCTGTATGTAACAGATTCCCAGGACGGGCGTATCGGTATCGCCGAAATCGACATTTACACAGAATATGACGCGGATATTGTCAGGACGGTGGCAACGCAACCCTTCCAGAACAACATGGAACCCTTCTTCCTGCCATTGCTTGAAGTGACGGTGGAGTCCGGTGTTGGCAACGCCGACTGTCCAGACCCGCAAATCCGGCTGCAAGTCTCCCGTGATGGCGGAAAGACTTGGAGCGATGAGCGGTCACGTTCAATGGGTGCGGTAGGTCAATACAACCGCAGGGCCGTGTGGCGCCGGAACGGCAGGACGGCACGATTTGATGTTTACCGGTTGATTATGAGCGATCCGGTCAAGCCGGTGATTCTCCAGTTAACGGCTCAGATGGAGGGCGTAGACGATGCCGCAGCTTAATGCGTCACAACCGGTTGTGCTGCCTGACGGGACTATGCAGGCTCCCTTCCGGGACCAGATGAACAGGTTCTACTTTGCACTGCCTTTAATTGGTTCGGGTAGCCCGGAGGGCGTAGTGGAGGCACAGCAGTATTCCCTGTACCTCGATACCGCCGGCGCGGCGGGGGCGATTGAGTACCGCAAAATGTTATCCGACATCGGCGGGGATAAAACACAAGGTTGGTTATTGGTTTAAGAGGTCGTTATGGGATTTTTGAGCGGATTGACTGAAAAGGTTTTTGGCGGCACGGACAACAGCCAGCAGAAACTGCAACAGGCAGCCAATGCCAAGACACAGGCATGGATCGAGCAGCAGGCGGCACTGGCGAGGGGTGATGCGAATTACCTGTATCCTCAAGGTGACTATGCCCGCGATACGGGCATTAATGCGGCTATGGCCCTGATGGGAAACTCTATGCCCACGCAGATGGGGATGTACCAGAACGGGAACATTGCGGCCCAGCAGATGCTATTGGCGGGGATGCCCCAGTACCAGAACGCTATTCTCGGCATGCCGGTGAACAACCAGGCCCTACAGCCCTACCAGTCTGCGATGCCCGATAGCAGCGCGTACAAGCAGCAATTGCCGAATTTCAATATGCAGCAGGCACCGGCAGCGGGTCAGTCATGGGGAACGAATACGGCGTATGCACAGCAACCGCAGCAGTTTGCCCAGCAACCGTATCCCTACCCGCCCCCGCAGCAGTATGCGCCGCAAGGGGGTTATCAGCAGCAGGGTGATCCACGCATGGCGCAATATTTGGGAGGGATGGTGTAATGGCCTATAACACGGCAGTTATGCCCGGTAGCGTACCGTTACAGCCATCCTACGGGCTTGCAGGGGCTAACCAAGCACTGGGGTCGCCCGGCACGGGAACGCCCGCCTACGGCCTCTCAGGCGCTAATGCGGCCCTTGTGAACCCGTTTAAGGGTATGCCCACATTCACGCAGTCCTATAACCCGCAAGGGCAGGCGTTTGCGCCGGTTAACTATAATCGGGATATGGCAATCAATCTGGCCCAGAACGGAATAAATGCGGTTGATCCTTACAACCAGCAGGGTATGCAGGCTAATCAATTGCAATCTGCCTATTCTGGCGCACTGGGACAGCAGGCGCAGCAGGAGGCTTACAACAACTTCCAAAGCTCGCCGGGGCAGCAGTGGTTGCAGGATCAGGCCCTGAGAGGCGTGACGCGCAACGCTGCGGCAATCGGCGGTCTGGGTGGCGGCAATGTCATGCAGGAACTCCAGCGGCAGGCAATGGGCTTGGCCCAGCAGGATTTCCAGAACCAGTTCAATAACTTGGGGACCATGAGCGACAGGGGTATGCAGGCGGCACAACTCCAGAATGCCCTGTACCAGAATCAAGGGGGTTATGCGAGCGCGGCAGGAGGACAGGCGGCGGGGATTGTCGGGTCCAAGATCGGCGCACAGGCAGCGGGACAAGCGGCAGCAATGAACGCGGCGGCATCACTGGCACGGGACAAGGCGCAATACGCATTCACTGCTGGACAAAATATCGGGGACAACTACAACTCCACGACCAGCGCACTGGCGAACCTTGCCAACCAGCAGGGTGCCGGAATGAGTGACCAGTACGGCAACTACACCAGCAACATTGCCAACCTGTTGAGTGGTGCAGGTCAGTCTCAGGCAACGAGCAACGCGAACCTTGCAGCACTGCTGGCGAACATCAGCAACGGCACAATGGGTGCGTACACGAACGCTTCGCAGATTCCAGGGGTGCAGCAGACTACTGGAATGCTGGGCAACATTGGTAATGCGCTTTCCGGCGTTGGTGCAGGAATCACGGGCTACAATTCCATTGGGGTCAGGAGTTAATCATGGCTGACTGGACTAGCATCGGCAATATGCTTCAAGGGGTCGGGGCGGGATTTTCCGGCAACCTTCCTGCGTATATGGCCGCGAAAACAGCCGAGGACCGCACGGCATACCTGAAGGATAAAGAGCGGCGCAAGGCTCTGATAACCGACTTTGCCACGACCTATTCCCTGTTGAATAACGGACAGACAGACGCAGCTATAAACCTGCTATCCAACCGGGTGGAGCATATCCAGCGGCTGGGCGGCGACCCCTCCGACACCACAGGATTACTGGAGCGGCTACAGGCTGGGAAGGGTGACCCTGCACTCCTTGGAGAGGTGCAGAAGGAGCTGGGTTCCTTTGTAGAGGCTGGGATGATTACCGGCGAGATCGGCGGCGCACAGCAGGCTGGAATGGCCTCTGCCAAAACCAAGCAGTTTGTGGATGGCACAGTGCAGATGGTACTTCCGACCGGTCAGGTGCAGGTGATCCTCCCGAATGGGCAACCGGTTTCTGGTGTTGATGCCGAGGCGGCATTACAGCGAGCCATGCAGAATGAAGTGCATTATGCGGGGCAGAAATCAGGCGCGATGGCGGGTGCTACACAGGGCGCGGCATACCAATACGCTGCACCGATAGCAGGCGCACAGGCGCAGGCCAGGGCTAGTGTTGAAGCGGCAACGGCCCCAGGGATTGCTGCGGCAACCACTGCGGCAACCGAGGGCGCAAAAGCTGGCACAAAAATCAGCGTACAGCAACGGAGCAATGCTATTGCGTATGATGCTTATCAGAAGGCAATGGAAGGCGTTAAAAGCGCATTTGAAAGTGCAGACACGGGGCCAATTGCGGGAAGGATGCCAGCAGTAACAGTTGCGGCGCAAACAGCAGAGGGCGCGAGGGCATCTGCCGCCCCTGTACTAAAGCAGTTATTCAGGTCTGCGGGTGAGGGTGTGTTCACCGACAAGGATCAGCAGTTGTTGATGGATATGATGCCAGACAGAAAAGATCACCCGGAAGTCGTGCAGACCAAACTGAATACTATTGACGCTATTGTGAAAGCCAAACTATCCCAGGGAGGAGCAGTGCCGGTGACCCCCGCACAGCCTGTTACTAAAAAGACCGGGGGCGTACTGCACACTGACGCGCAGGGCAATAAGGCTATGGTCTACCCTGACGGCTCCTACGAGGAAGTCCCCTAATGGCTTTTGATATGTCCACAGCCAGACCGGTGAAGCAGGGGTTTGATATCACCACTGCAAAGCCTGTACAGCAGGAACCAGTGCAGACCGAGCAGCCCGCACCCGAACTGTCATTCTATGAGCAGTTGCGGAATGGGTTAACGAATATGGGAGGGCAGGCGCTGAATGTTGCGGGCGAATTCGCGGCAGGCGCAAACCGTAACGTTGCGGGGACTCTGGACTTTTTAGGACTAGGCCCTATCAATGCGGCGCTGAGTTTGGCGGGCAGTGAAAAGCGAGTGCCGACACTGACGGGGCTACTTGATCCGACAGGAATACAGGGCGGTTTTATGGCCCCAGGCATGGGTCGTGATGTTGTGCGGGCTGCGGGTGGTACGTTACCAGCGGCTGGCGGTATGATGCAGGTTCCTCGCAACTTGGCGACTGCGGGGGGTGTTGCTGCGGAGTATCTCGGATTCGGGTCTGCCGCACCGTCACCGGCGGTGATAGCGGCACAGGTTCCATCTGCAATTGACCAAAAACTTTCGCTACTGCGTCAGACGGGTAATACGGCAGATGCGGGTGTCATGCTGGACGCTGCGGGTAATGTGGTAAAAGACAAGGCAGCAAAAGCCACAACCAAGCAGGGATTTGATCCCGGCTTTATCGCTATGGTGAAGTCAACGACAGCCGATTTAATAGTTCTCGCATGGCTTTTATAGCTGCGGCCTCATTTACCCCTGTCAGCTTTTTAGCGGCAGCTTTTGCCGCT